CATATAGGTTTCGTTCGTGAGCTCAACCAGCCCCTTCAATTTCATCTGGTGGAGGTGCCACTGAATCGAGAGCAGCGTACCAGCTGAAGCGTAATACTGCAGCTTGGTGGCATCGGCAACCATTTCTTCAGCGCTGATGTCTCTCTTGCCGGCCTTCAGCGCTTCCATAAGCAAGTGGAGCACGATCAACCGCTGTTGACCCTTAGGAGCTATTGCCGGCCGACGAACCAGGCGATAGCGGCGGAAGTTAGGTGCTGTTTTCTTCTGCACTGTGGTCGTGACCACAGCAGGCGCTGCAGGCTTAGGCTCTTCTGCAACTACCTCTTCGACCGTGGCTTCCTCGACCTTGACGTCCTCAACCACAGGCGTAGTCTCGACCGGTTCAGGGATGATGGTCTCTTCCGACTGTTCAACTTCCGCAACCTCAACGGCTGCACTGGTCTCGACTTCTGTCGTGACTGCTTCATTGTTGTTCTTCTTAGCCATTTCAAAAAGCTCCTTTTCAATAGAAGGTTAACCGTTGGTAGCAGGTTAATTTCTATTATGATACTATTGTATCATGAGTTTATCCAACTAGATACAATTGTTTTCAAATCTTTGGTAACATGATCTTTGATTACTTTGTTTTTGAGCTAGGTTACCGCAAGTCCGACGCCCATCTTTTAGGATCCGACGCCCATGCCGACGCCCACTACCACCGACGCCCATGACCCGACGCCCATCACCGCAAGTCCGACGCCCAGATCCGACGCCCATCACCGGTTACTGCGGCGGAGGCGTCGGCAGCGCAGACGGCAGCTGCTAGTCTCCAGACTCTGCGGACCTGGCTCCTCTGCTCCTAACTGCCAACCCTAGCGGCTGTCTCTACTGTGTTGCTGCACCTGCTTCCGCAGCCTCTGCTGCGGGGCTCTGCACCCTGCTTTCTGCACCTTCGCTGTGGGCTGCCTCCCCGCAGTGTCGTCCCCACAGCGGAGCGTCCGCTACCCGCGAGCGGGTCCATCCATCCCCACCCGCGGGCGCAGGCGCTCAGGCGTCGCGGCAATCTGAACGCGCCCCCGCGCGGGGCGACGAGGCACCGAGCTCGAAGCCAAAAAGAGGGCGCCGACCACGTGGCCGGCGCCGTTAATGCCGCGGTTGTGCCGACCGGACTTTCGTCCGGCCGGCCAGGGGTTACAGCCCGAAGTCGATGACCGCTACCGCAGGCGCGGCAGGCTGGTCAGGCTGAGAGATGGTGGAGAAGGGGTTGACCAGGGCGACCTGGCCTTCCTTTGCCATCTGGTGGAGGTGCCATGCGACCGAGTCGAGCACTCCAGCGTTGGCGGTCAGGCCGAGCGGGCCAGCCAGGTCAGCAACCTCGCGAACGCTCATCGCGTGGTCGGCCGTGCGCATGATGCCCAGCACGATGAGGCGCTGCAGGCCCTTGGGCGCGGTGGGTGGGTTCTTCACGAAGCGGTAGATCCGCTCGCGCTGCTTCGTCTTGACGGTTACGTCCATGGTGGTGCTCCTTTCGGGTTCGACCCCGGGCGTGGCCGTCGTCGTACGGCCGTGGCGGTTGGGGTGGGTGGTGTATTGCTCTATCATGATACCATTGTAAAATATCCGTTGAACTGCGGCCCAACAAAATGCGCCACCATGGCCCCGTGTTTCTCGGGCCCAAAACCGGCCTAAACGTCACGCCTCCTGAAAGGAACTTATGGCAATCGCAAGTTTGATCCTTATGGTGTTTGCTTTAGTACTGTTCGTTCTTGCTGCACTCAGAAACTCACCTAACCCGCCAAGAATCCACCTCGGCTGGTTGGGTCTGGCTTGCTGGGTAGCAGCAACTTTGTTAGTCAACTTTCACAAGTAGGACCCAAAATTTCGCAAAGGCAAAGCCAATGATACCTCATGGACGATCAGCTATGAACGATGCGATCAGCTTCACACCAGCACCGGAAAATCTCCCCGGTTTACCGGCCCACGGTATCGGTTCCGATCAATCGGCACCATTACCGGCTTTCGCTCCTGAACCGCCACCTCAACACATCCTTCCAAAATCCCACCCTGATTTACCTCCCGAGCACGCAAACTACCCTACCCATCACTAGAACTCTACCAGTCCAGCTAGAGCTGTGCTGATAGAAGGAGGTAATCCCCCATGTCTCTTCCAATAGAACAGGCAATCTTGCTGAAGCTAGAAGCTATTGAACGGTTGCTATCGGATATCAAAACAGCTATCGCCCATCCCAAGGTCGCTATTGAAACCGGGAAGTCAGCTTACAGCGATGAGATCCCAGATCTGAGTCACCGGGTACTGTAATGGCGCTGTTCAAACCGTTCGGATCTAAAGCGCAGCAGTTCATCAAGCGCCCGGTTTCCCGGGATAAGAAGTACACCCTGTTAGAGGGCAGTGTACGGTCGTCCAAAACATTCGCGGTAGACGCCAAGCTGATCTCGCAGCTGTGTCTTTATCCAGTGGCGGGGAAGAGGATTATTTGCGGCGCTACAAAGCAAACTGTGTACAAGAATATATTGTTAGATATCTTTACAGTTGTGGGTAAGAAGAATTACGCCTATAACCGGGCGAACGGGGAACTATACCTATTTGGAACGCTATGGTTTGTTATCGGCGCAAAGGATGAAGCATCTTATAAGCAGATTCTTGGAATGACTGTCGGCATCGCGATCTGCGATGAATGGTCTGAGTTTCCACGATCTTTTACAATGCAGCTGTTTCTCCGCATGTCACCGCCGGGAGCTCGGCTGTATGCGACTACTAACCCCGGTACTCCGCAACACTATCTCTTTACTGAGGTCATTAATGATCCAAAGTTTCAAGAAGATCTTGAAGTCATTCACTTCACTCTTGAAGACAATCCCAATATTGATCCTAAATCAAAGCGACAGATCATTGCTAGTCAGAAGGGGGTATACTATCAACGTTACATACTGGGACTATGGGTAGTCGCTGAGGGCGCAATCTACAAAGATTCTTGGAATGATTCCTGGCTGTATGACGATACTACGGTCCCAATAGGTCTCTACGGTCAGGGAGGCTTCATTAAACATGTCATTGGCATAGATTATGGTACCACTAATCCCTGTACGTTTCTTGAGTACATTGATGACGGCGAAGTCGTCTGGCTCGATCGCGAATACTATTGGGATTCAGTTAAAGAAATGAGGCAGAAGACCAATGGAGAGTATGCTGACGACTTGGAGCAATTTATTTTGGGATCTCGTGTCAGTATGCGTCGCCCTCCTATTATTGTGGTTGATCCTAAAGCGACGTCCTTCAAAGTAGAACTGGCGCGCCGAGGCTATGTCGTCATTGACGGCGATAACGAAGTTTTAGATGGGATTCACAAAGTCTCGATGGTCGAAGCCACCGGTCATCGACGCGTACATCGTGACTGTAAAGAGTGGCGCCGGGAACACGGGCTCTACGCCTGGGATTCTGATGCAGCTCTGGACACCGGAGAAGAGCGGCCGATAAAGCAGAACGATCATACGCAAGATGGTGACAGATATGCATTGATGAACCTGTTCCCTGAATGGCGAGAGTTAGAGCCGATTGAACCAGGTCAATTGTTAATTCCAGAGGAGGTGTAACCATGTAGACAGAATCCGATTTAAGTCAAACCAAAGCGAACAGAAAAAGAGAGTTTTATCCAGGGGGCTGCTTACGGAGTCAGCCCCCATTTTTCCCATAAGGAGATTCGTGCCTGATAACTATGACGCTGGGCCTTTGCCTGTAGACGACGATAAGAACTATGTCCGCAAGGCAATCGCTATTGATAGCTATTCGAACTATCAAGCACGGCTTGGGGATGGGCAGCCGAATCAGACACAGACTGGCTACTACCCAATAGTTCGCTTAACCGAAGATTATCCACTGATTCTATCTCTCTATCGAAGTTCTTGGGTAGTTAGAAGAGTCATCGATACAGTAGCGACTGACATGTTCAAGTCATTCCCAGTACTCGATGCTGAGTTAGATTCAATGCAGATTAGAGCTTTCAATAAAGTTATTGGAGCTACGCGAACAATCCCACGGTTGCGTTCAGCTTGTAAGTGGGGCCGTCTCTTTGGGGGAGCGGCTGGTATTATCATCATTGACGGTGACGATGACCTTTCAAAGCCATTGGAAGTTGATAACGTTACAGTGGGATCATTTCGGGGAATTATACCTCTTGATCGATGGTCTGGAATCATTGCAGGGCCAGAAATCAACAATGATATCAATGATCCTGATGGTTTCGGACTACCGAGCTACTATAACTGTGTTATGGACGCCGGGAGTGTTGAGGTTCACCACTCACGTGTTTTGCGGTTCACGGGTCGTGAGTTACCTCAGTGGGAAGTACAGACAGAACTTTACTGGGGAATGTCAGAAGTAGAGGTTATTTTTGACGAACTTCGGAAAAGAGATTACAGTTCATGGAACATTGTATCACTTTTGACTAGAAGCCAGGTTCTCTCAATTTCTGAGCCACAGTTAGCGGCTATGATGTCAGGTGCAAATGCTTCAAATAAGTCTTACAATGACTTTGTGGAGCGTATGCAGTCGATATCTGAACAAATGAACAATCAAGGTCTACTGATTCTTGGAAAGGATGGTAAGTTAGAACAGAAGACCTATAGCTTTGGCGGTATCTCTGACGTTTACCATGAGTTCATGAAAGATTTGGCGGCATCTACAGGGATCCCATATGAGATTATTTTCGGTAGGGAAGCTGGCGGCGGTGCTTTTGACAACGGTGGCTCTGGGATGTCTGCTATACAGTTGTATGATAACTTTATTGACGAAAAGCGAATCTCAGAAGCCAATCCTGTTATCGACAAACTTTTACCCATTCTTTGCATGAGTGTGTTTGGAGAAGTTCCAGATGACCTCATGTATCACTGGAATCCAATAAGAGCGATAAACGATAAGGAACGCTCTGATCTCGGCAAATCACTTGTTGAATCAGTTCTAATGGCCTATAATGCTGATCTCATCACTAAAAAAGAAGCTCGAAAAGAACTGGCTCAACAGTCTGGGACAAATGGACTCTTTAGTAACATTACTGAAGAATCCATCGCTGAGACACCAGATACTTATGCTAGTGAAGCGTATGCTGGAATAGGCATGGGGGCTGAGGGAGGCGGCGCTGGGGCCCCGCCTCCGGGTGGAGCTCCTGGTGGCGCTGGTCCAATGACTCTACCACCTCCAGGTGGGCCTGGTGGAGGTATGGCTGGGGGAGCTAAACTTCCGTCAGGTGGTGGAGGAGGCAGTCCAGCGCCTCCACCTCCGCCTACTAGTGGAATGGGACAAGGTCCACCAACTGCTCCTAAACCAGTTTCCGGTCCTGGGTCCGGAGTAGCTCCTGGAGGTAGTCAGCCCAAGAAGGGAGCTTGGTCGAAAACTGGTTATAGAGAGGGCGAGAACATCCCGATCGAATCAAAACCGATAGGTGTAAAATCATTACTCTGGCACCAAAGTAAACGCATAACGAATCCATCAGAGACCCACAGACAGGGTTCACTAGAGCGAATTAAACCGGCGCTAGGATCAGGTGGAAAAACTGGGTCAGTTGGTGGACAGGCTGCGGGGACAGCAAAGGGCCTCGAACAAGGACTAGAGCATTCTGCCAAGCACGTGATGAAAAAGGGAGAGACGAGGAAACCGAAGACCTTCGACGGTTCACGACTTGGGATGGGTACACCTATGAAACCTCCGGTGAAAAAGGAAGAGGAGGAGAAAAAATAGTTAACTTCTTTGTATCTTTTCGGTATATCCTATGATATAATTATAATAGAGGAAATATAACATGTCTTGGACTGATACTCCGTGCGTGCTGTGGGTAGATCTTCCTGGTAGTGGCCGTATTAGAAAGTGGTGGACAAAACATAGGGGACCTATTCCATCTGGGCAGTGTGTGTTACACTATTGTGATAATCGTGGTTGTCGCAATTTAGAACATCTTTGGCTTGGTACACTGAGTCAGAATTCGCAGGATATGGTAACTAAAAATAGACATTCAGGATGGTCAAGTTCATTTAATGAAGCTCGTAAAGGAAAATCCTTATCTGAAGAACACAAAAAAGCAATTAGTAAGACCCGTAAAAGTGGACAAACTTGGTATTTGAAATATTTGAAGAAGGAGGAGGATGACACCTCTGATGGAGGTCCTTGAACCAGTAGGGGATACAGAACAGAGTCTTGCTACTGACGCCGGGGGCCCGGGCAGATTTAGGGAGGATGGGGGACCTAAACCCTACGTTTCGAAGAAAACTGGAGAACCGACCCCCGGTTCTAAAGCAAAGGTTCAAGCCTACAATGAAGGCCACAAGGTTAAAGTTAAAAAGGCTCAGGCTCAAACTCAGGTGGCTAAACAATATCGGCAAGTAACGCAGCAAGCTGCTGTAGCACAACGACAGCGGTTAGCTCAGCCTGTAACTCTTCATCATGTTTCTCCGATAGCAAGACACCCTGAAGTTTATATCTGGGCAGTGAACCGCTATAATTATTTACGGGCCGATATAAGTCAGTTGAGTTCTGAAATCTATAGAAAATATGAAAAAGAAGAAATAACACAAAAAGAATTTGAGTCCTATAGAGAATTTCTAAATACCACTCCTGAAATGGTATGGGATTATGTTGTAAGTGAAGCTGAACAAGAATTTCCTCAACAAGGTTCAGCTACAGATAGTATAGCCTTAGATTACGATTTCATTCCTGAAGAGCATCCTCGTGAGAAAGATGCTTTTAGTTGGGGAGGTCGGCCACAGGAACCTAGTGCTGAGGAACCAGCAGAATCTGAGGTAGCTGGACCGCCTGAAGATCCTTTAACTACTCAGTTCAGGGGAAAGGCAAGTCAGAGTTTTAGTGACGCTATCAATGAGGCTTTCCCTACTGAAGAAAGCATACCTGATGAAGCCCGGGCTAAGCTTAACGAAATCTATCAGCAAGCTTTTACTATTAGACAAGCTCATCAAAATGAGTTGAGATCCGCTAAAATAGATCACACTAAGTTCTCACAG